ATCTGGTATGTACCAGCTCGCGCAAAGTTGATGCGTGATGTGACGGTATCGTCCACCTCGATGTCCTCAGAATACACCGTGTTTTCCCAAGTGACCGCATATGCAGTGTCTGCTGATGCCGCTGAATGAGTCGCAGTGGTGTAAATTTGCGCGCGGCAATTGTGACCATAGGCTAAAGGCTCATACTTGCCGTTCAGTGACACAGCCGCGTGACCATCATCTCGCGTCCACACCATAACACCGTCTTCTGCCGCTGACTCACCTGATGTGAGATATCTCAGCTTGTCCTTAGTCAATGACAACCAAGCATTCAGTCGTTCGCCCCAAGAGTTCCAGCTTGGCCCAAGTGGAGGAGGAGGCGAATAAGGTGAACTCACCGTCTGCCACCTTGCTCTGCATTAATACGCATTGTGCCGACTCTAAAGTCTGAGTTGCTTGTTGCCTCGACACGCATCCTGACCTGTCTGCCGCTAAAGCGCACAGATGTTGGATTGGACATCGTGTATGGGCCGTAAGACCTTTCTGTGTCGTTTGGATGGAACCGAGTCTTGAAGATGGCCTGTACGTCACCTTGAGTTGCCTCATCAGGTATCAGGTTGTTGACCTTCATGATGTTCTCGCCAGCACCAATACTTATCGGGCCAGTCTCAGCAAATGGAGTTGCTGAATCATGTGAAGCACCCTGAATCTCGTGATCGTACAAAACGCCTGTCTCATCAATCCAAATTGGATGCCCAAACACACCTTGGTCACATCCAGTGGTGCGGTTAAGCTCACCGACTTCCCAGTGGTTTTCTAGGTAGTCAAATGCCACATACTTATCGACTTCATTGCCATTGCCTGATGGGTAGAACCACCAGATCTCGCCAAACTCACTGTTGTGGATGCCGAATGTTTTTGAGGCTTGGTTGGTGTTGATGTCGTCAAAGATGTAATCCTGCACATCACAAGGCATCATCTTGGCAGTGCTGCCATCGAACATGTAGAAGCCTTCAGAACCCATCCAGAACGCACCTTGGTCTAGTGCCACCAGTGAGTTGCGAGAAACCGTACCACAGGACGTACCAACGCGCTCAAAGCCATAAACGTATGGCGGCCCCTGATAAGTCGCTATGTGGGCATCTGTCGTGGTCACAATGATTGTTCTGCCGCGCATCCTTGCAGCGCACATGATCTCGCCATTTGACTGAAGCTCAATGTCGCCAGCCTCGTTTGTCGCATCCGCTGTCCAGGTTGTGTTGTCCTCGCGGTCACACCAAGCGATCTTCCGAGGATTACCATCCGCCTGGAGCGCAAAGATAAAGCGTTCCTCTGTCACCACCAGGCTCTTGCACGATGTTGGGCTATTTGCGATTTGAGCAGCCTTTACATCACGCTTTAGTGAGATGTCGTCTACGTCAAAGTTTGGCTCTGCGTCAGTCGCAGGGAAAACATAAATTGTCACGCCTACATCGTCTGTCGTAAAGTCGATTGTGTTCTCACCAATGGAAAGCGTCTCATTGACAAGCTCAGTGGTAGTTGTTGTGCCGACAACCTTGATTTTGGCTGAAGGTATCGTTGCCGGGTTCGCATCGTTGTCTGGATCGATCACGGTGATCTTTAGCTGGTACGCTGTATTGTCACGCAGTCCAGTGATTGCCTGTTCTAAGTCAGCAGAAGTGGTTCCAGTCCATGACGCAACACCTGACGCAATCGCCCAGCCTGTGCCTTTAGTCCAGTCAGAGTCAGTGGCAAACGATCCATTGGTTACTACATCAGAGCCAAGAGTCGTCTGGATTGACCATTCATAGAGCTTACCGTCCGAGGTTGAACAACCGACTAAATACTCGCCCCAGTTGTCCAATGACCATACATCGCACTCCGCAAAGCCGCCTGTTGTTGGCCTGGATACACCGTAATAACTCGTGCCGTAGAATGAACCGCCAAAGCCAGTGTTCTGTTGCGCGTCATCGTTACCAGTAGTGAATCCTGAAGGTGTAATGTCAGTGATAACGCCAGCACCCGATACATACACAAGCTCGTTGGCAGATCCGAATACCATCTTTGAGTCTGCTGAGTTGTCTACCCAAGCATGCATAGCGCGAGGCGCGGCAGTGAACGATGAGCTTGCGTCTGTGCGATCACGCCATCCACCTACTGGACGCATTGACCCCTGATGCCATCTGATCAGGTTAGCATCACGCCAGCGATTGGAGCCTTCGTAATCAGTGCCGACTCGATAGACTCCGGGCGGTATTTTAAGCGGGATCAACGGCATGGCTTGCTCCGATCAGTGGGTATAACTTGATTATACTTCAGGCCAGTCGTTGATAGGCGCATTACCTGTTGGGATTCCGTCCGCATCTACTGGCGCATCGTACAGAGCCATAAACGCCGCATGATCTGCCGCACCATTGATCGCTGTCTCGATGTCATTCGATGCAGTTCTGACAGCCGCACGATAAGTCAGCGTGTCTGCGTCAACAGAGTAGTCAGCAACCTCAGATGCCTTAATCACCATCCAGTCAGTCGGTGCAAGCAGTCCTGCCGCTGTTGCTTTAACCTGTGCAATCGCATTGGTCTTTAACCCTGCTGTTGTGATTTCTTCACCATCAACAGTCTCAGTCACATCATCAATGGCCTTTGGATTCCCTGCTGACCAGTAGAACCTTGAGTCGAATGGCGCAGGATCATCTGCCCACACAAGACCCATTGCAGTCTTGGTAGCATCATCCCACTGCATCCAGTTGGTTGGGTGCTTCACGCCATTGGAGTCTGTCCAACCGCGTCCTGCTCTGATAATACGTTCATTGTATGTGTACATAATTTCTCCTATCAGCGGGCGTTGCTGAACTTAACTAAATAATCTGTTGCTTTCTTCAGCATATCTATATCGTCCTGAAAGTTACCTAGACCACGGTTGCAATTACCACACAACAGTCCACGCACTGCGCCTGTGTCGTGATTATGGTCAATTGCCATACGTCTGCCTTCAACTTCATCAGGCTTGCTACAAATGGCGCATACGCCACCTTGGTCTTCTAGCATCTGATTATACTGTTCTAATGTGATTCCGTATGTACGCCTGATTATTGAATCCCATCTTTCTAATCCAGACCAGTTATACGATCTATACTTTGTACATTCTCTTGATCTAGACTTTCTTTGTAGGTGTTGTGATGTTCGATGATGCTTTCCACCACATAATTTACATTCGCAGTTGTAAATCAATGATCCAGTATCTTTCTGCCCAATGATGCCAAGTACACGGTATAAGTCATCTTCATATCCAATGTACTTTGGCGCATTGCCTTTTGTGATTCCTTCTCTACGTTCCATACTATCGGGCGTTCGAATACTTAACGGGTTGTTCTGCGAAGGCGATGTATATGATTTCGTCACCGGATGCATTGATGCTTGCCGCATTGGTTCTAAATTTAATTCCATTAGATAAAAAATCACAATCAGTAGAACTTGCTGTGGTTACTTCTGCGGCTGAAGTGTTTGCCACAACATAATTTTCAACAAAGTTATATGGTTCACGTTCTGCGTCCATCATAACCCAAGAACCACCAGTTGAATTGGCTCGCTTCAGCATAATGAATTTCGGCCTAAACCCTGTGTACACAAACGTACCATCAGCAGAACCATTTCCAACGTATGACCCCACCTTGCTGTAACCGTCAACGCTGTGGAAGCAGTAAGCGATCATCTCATCACCGTTACCGTTGATGTCGTCAATGTTGTCAACAAATGTCACAACAGAAGAGCCAATAGAAATCTCTGCGGTAGTGCTGTCAGTAAGATCGGCTGTTGTATTTAGACGCAGATTCGACCCATCTGCTGTGAATACTGGGTTGTTTGGATAACCCATCACAAACCAATCATTTGATACATCTCTGTTTTTAAAGATAATTAACTCTGGAGATGCCGCAGTGAGGCCATGTCCTAAAGTTGCACCGTCAGTTCCATTGCCAGTCCATCCAACAATACTAAACCCTGCATCGGTATTCGCAGACACTGTGGAAGTGATTGAGCCATCTGTGTTGGATACACCGGTGCCACCTGCTTTCCAGTTCCAAGCAACGTAATTGAATGAACCAGATGATCCTACATTTAGGCCACTTGATGCCCCATTCTTTACAACAAACCCGTCAGCATCGTTTGTGCTGATGATTCCGTTTGCGTCACCACTTGTTGCTGTTTCGCTTGCGGTTGTATTTGTAATCGCAACTTTGTCATCACCACTGACAACATTCCAAAGAATGTTTGAATATGCAGATGTCCTGTTTTTTACCCAAACGAAATCTGGCTCAAATCCCACGCCAGTGATCGTTCTTGGTGAACTTGTAGTGCCTGAATATGTAATTACATTAAAATGATCTTCAGGCGTAGCATCCTGTGCAGGGTCAAAGACAGGATCAGGCAGGTTGCTAGTGCAGAGTGCTAGGTAGCCCGATGGGACAGTGTGCTTAAAGTCTCCGATGCCGTTAGCGTCTGTGTTGCCACCTGCTGTCAGCGTTCCTGCAAATGTGGAGTCTTGTCCAAAATTGTAGAAACATACTTGGTCACCACCAGTTGTACCGTTAGCAGTATTCGGCTTGAATCCATTATCTGTAATGCTTGAAGGCAAAGTTGCCTGATAGATACTTGAGCTACCGTTGACGTAAAAATCAATAGTGCCTCCATCCATATCAACAGCAATTCCAACAACATCACCTGTTGTATACGTTGTTAGTCCAGTAGAATCATCAACACCGTTGATTCTAACGACACCTCCTGCTCTATACCCTACTCCGTACTCAAAGTTGCGCACCGCATACAGATTAGCTTGGCTAATTCCTGCCCAATACTGACTGCCGTACATTGACACAACATACTGTTCCCAGTACCACTTACCAGATGTTGGTGCAAAAGTGCCAGAAATATTGTGATCGCCCGGATTGTTCTGAATATGTGAACGTAAGTTACCTTCTCGCAGAGCAAGTGTAGCTGAAGATCCTGTGTTGTCTTCTAATGGATTCAACACAGCAAAGTTATTCGTAGGCGAGTCAGGGACTACATCACTTGCAACTAGGTTGTTTGCTGTAAAATTGTTGCTGTTGGTTGAAGTATCGTTAACAAATGTAATGTTTGAGCCACTTAAAGTTATATCACTTCCATCTAAGTGAAACCCGTTTGTGCCGTAGGTGACCGATGGTGCTTTAGGAACCCAGATGCCAGACTTCAGTTCACCAAAGGCATCGGCTGTGTAGGCTGTGCCGTCAATGAAATGGATTTCGGCTAGGTAGCCGTCATAATAATTGTTGAGATGATTGTTGCCAATTTTTCCAGTGCCGCCACTAGTAAATTGGAAATCAGTATTTTGGGTGTATGCTGTAAAAGTTAACGCTTGGTTAACTCCATTGACATATAATTTTACACCATTTGTGTTCGTTGCTTGCGTGGTGTCAAATGCAACAACGACATGATACCAAGCACTAGGGTCACGAAATACTGCACTTGTATATGCATATAATTTAAGACCGCTAATATCTTGCTTTATTTCAATTTGGTTAGATGGGTTAAATTGAATTTGAGTTTCGTTTGTGTTTCCGCCAATGTTTGCACTAAAAATTGTAAAACCGCCAGAGCCACGTTTTGCCCAAGCACTAAATGTCCATATCTTTCTATTATCAGCAGTGCTTGGTGAAATTGTAAGATGCGCCCCATCACCGTCTTCAAACCGCAAAGACTGGTCAATGGTCTTGGGGTAGAACGCAGTCGTGTTGACCTTGTGTGATCCGCCTTGAATCAGCGACATATTATGCTCCTGAGCCAGTCAACGCCGGAGTTACAGAGACAAGTACAATCTCAGCAGATGCAGTTGAATCAACGCAGTAATAGCTCAACCAGTACTTACCAGTGGTGCTGATGGTCGACAAATCAGCAGAGTTGATGTAAGTGGTTGCCGCCGCAGAGATAGTGTGTCCTGCATTGTTCAGGTAAATATTGCCCGACTGTCCTTCAACAAAGTTGCTGAACACAAACGATGTGATGTTCTCGCTTGTCGTGATCTCAAAGTTGTTTGTCGTACTCATGTCGAACGTGGCAGTGCCAGATGAACTTGTGACAGTGGTGATCGTGCCAATAGCGTTGCCTGAGACAGTGACATCAGTGAACGCGCCAGTGGACGCAGATGCAGCTCCAATGGCAGTCCCATCAATCGATCCTGAGTTGATGTCGATCCCGGTGACAGGAGTCGTCCCGTCCAGCAAATCATCGATGCTATCGAGATCCGCATTGAGTTTCGTACCCCATGTATCCTGGCTGGCTCCAACCTCTGGTTTAGTCAGCCCGTAAGTCGTAGTGGTTGTATCAGCCATTTAAGCTACCTCTGTCCAAGTCTGCGATCCTGCCGCAATTGTATTCCATGTTTGTGCGCCAACAGCAATTGGCTCCCACTTTTCTCTGCCTATTGTAACAGTAACTGCCTGTGCAGTGGATATACCGTCTGTTGTGCGTACCCGTAAGAACGATGCAGTGGCTGATGCAGATACGCTGGTTGATGCGCTTGCTGCAACAACAGTCTCTGCGTTAGATACGATGACAGATGCCGACTCAACGATCCCTTCAACAGACTTAACCCTGACCATGTCAGCCGTGGCTGTAACAGTCGCGTCAATCTGCTGAGGTTGGCCGGAGACAAATGTCGCAGTAGCGTTTGCCGATACAGACGCACCAGGCGTAGCAGTGGCCGCACCATCAATGTAGTTAGTGACACCGAATAGACTGTCACCGTAGTACCCGACACCGTAGCCGCGCCCTGACATCGATTAATCCAGCGTGATATCAATGTCGCCTGTTGGGATGCGGAACACATCACCTGAAGCGATAGACTTACTGCTTGTCAGTGCGGCATACGCCAGAAGGTTTCCTGCTGATACCGCATCGTATATACCAATGTGCGTGACCGTTCCCCATGTGCCAGTGGCCGTAGGAAACTCGATAGCCGCTGTTGTGGTAGCAGTGTTGCCTGAGACTGTAAACGTGGCTGTCTGACGCGCATATGAGCCTCCAGACACCTCTGTGCCGGAACCATCCTCGTCTGGGTTCGATGTAAACAGACCAACGTACACTGTGGTTGGTGATGTGTATGCGTTACCAGCGAACACATGGTCCAACAGCTCTGTCTCTAAGTAGTTTGAGAATGACATTATCCTAGTCCTCTGATGTTAAGTCTGATGCCAGACCCTGAGTTTTTGACGCGCTCTGATTGAGCATTGAGCTGCGCGACAGCAGCCGAGTACATCTGCGCCCACACAGCAACACGCGCATCTTCCTGGAGATAAGGCGCACTGTGCAGCAGACTGCCGTACAGATAAATGTCTGGCGCGTAATCAAGCAGCCAGTTTGTTGTGTTTGAGTCACTGAGCGCAGGGATCTTCTGGTAGTACAGCAGCTCAAAGTCTGTGTCCTCATCAGGAGTCGGGTACAGCTCAAACTCACCGCGAACGTGTGCATAGAACCGTGGCTTACCTGCAATATCCTCTGTGCTTGCTCGCTTGTCTGCGATCGATGCCAGGGATGCAAGCTCTACAGCCTGTGTGCCGTTGCCAGTTAAGTGGAACCGGATTGTCTCTAGCCAGTCAGCAGGAAGCTGCATGTACTGATCACCTTGTGACTGTTGGCCAGACACGCGGTTCTCCATCTCCCAGTGCCGAATGTCACGGTTCATCTGAGCCTCTGCCAGATCAATGAACGTAGGGATCGTCGATGATAGATCGTCCCGGTTCAAGAAATCCGCAATGCTTGTCTGTAAATTACTGTATGACGTAATTGCCATCACTTGGTCCTCTGGCTTTGCGCCATTCTATCACGCGCGAACTTCAGAGCCA